TTGGTGCATCGTCTCGTCTAGGTCAGCTTGTGAAATTCTTGCTGACTAGAGGGGCATCGCCTGTCTACGCGGGTGTATCTTCCAAAACAACGGCAATTCTGTCAGACAGGCAGGCTGTTTGGGATCAGTTTTCAAGCGATTCTGCAATTAGAATTCGCTTGACTGATTCAGTTCTACAGTCTGACCTAGTTGCTCTCGGAACAAATATGAATCAGGCTGACGCTATTTTCAACAAACAGTTTGGATTTGTTGGAATGGCGGCTGCTACTACAAAAGCAGCATTGCTTACAGCGGCGTCTGCAATTCTTAATAAGCGTACAGTGCTGGTTGGCCCTAGCGTTTATGACGAAAGCTCTCCTGCTGTTTTGCGTGATGGTGGATTCCTTGCGGCTGCAATTGCCGCCGAGGTTACAAAGAATGGTGATCCTACAAATGACCTAGATCGCTGGACGCTTCCGCTTCTTACCGGAATTGAAAAAGACGCATTGGGTTTCCCATTGCTTCGTGTCAAGACGGTTAACGGTGTAGCGACTAATGATTTTGAGGATTTGCTACAGGGTGGAGTTTCGCCAGTAATGAATGATGGTACTGGTGTTGCAATTACTCACCTTAGAACTACTTATACGACTGACGGAACTTTCGATTCTCTGATGACGCGAATTATTGTCGATCAGGTATTTGTGGATGTAAGAGATTATCTGATGGAAAGTAATTTCTTGCGTCTTCCGAATAGCGAAGAAACTCGCGGTCGAATTAAGTCCGGTGTCGAAGCTCTGCTATTTGAGCGTCGATCTTGGATTAAACCGAAAAGTCAGAACGACGGCACGGTAGGCTACAACGTTCAGGTGACTTCCTCGCCGGATAATCGGCAGGTTACAGTTGCATATGAGGGTACAGTCGTCCGTGGAATTTCTACTATTCAGGTTGCAGCCAGCCTGGATATTCCTGTCTAGAAGGGAGGTATTTATTCAATGGCTTGGCTAGAAGGACTAACAGCAGTTGACCTTGGAATTTCTTTCCGCGTGAATGAGCATTTCGCGGCGACTCAGGAAATGACCGAGGAATTTAGGCAGGAAGTCAGTTACCAGGGAGCATTTGGAACTGACGGGCCAGTGTTGCGTCGTGTGCGTCCCGCAGACGAGGCTACAGTTACCGGCTCTGTAATTCTGCTTAAGGATGGTGCAGCGGCAGGAATGAATGACGAAGACACGTTGAAAACTTGGCGTGACTTTGAAGTACAGACAAAACGAGGCAATAAATACCATACCTATCGTGGCGCGAACTGGTCAAGAATTTCAGTTCGTTCCACTCAGGATAATGTCACTCTGGACTTTGACATTACAATTCCTGGGTACGACCGAGGTTAGTGATGGATAAAAGGGCGGTTGAATTACTAGAACGCGGTGTGGTGGCGCTGGAAAAACTCTCAGAGGAACCTTCCTTTGAAATTCCAGCGTCGCCACCGCTCTGTCCACATTGCGGCTTTCTTGATCCTGAAGTTGTAATGCAAGATGCTGGTGGCATTGGAAAACTCTCAGAGGCTTTCTTTGAGGTTATATGCCAGAAATGTTCAACTAAGTTCTTTGTTGTGCCGCAAGGATGGGTAAATTTCACTACGCAGGGCGAGCTAACGGAGTTTTTTGAAAGGGCGGAAAATGGGAACAGCCGAGAAGATCATTGAGCGCAGACTTGACCGGATGCGGCAAGGGCAAGCTACTGCTGAAATTGAAAACCTACTAACCGATCCTGATATTAGGGTCGCGCTCGTACCGCTCACCGAAGCTGAGTACGATTTGGCAATGGAGAGTGCCGTGAAAATGAATGTTCCTGAAACGCTTATGGGAAACCAGGCCAGAGACAGGCAGCTTTCACGGGAAACCCTTCTACGCGCAATTCGTGAACCTGACGATCTAACTAAGCAAATGTTTGAGGATGTTGAACAACTTAACGATGCGCTTGACCATACGGACATTTCATTCTTGATTGATGTTTATTTTGAAATGTGCGATAGGTCGTCACCGTCGATTGATGGACTTTCTGAAACGGAAATTGAGGACGTAAAAAAAGTATTGCAGGAAATGGATTGGAACGTGCTATCTGGCAAGCAATGGTACGCTCTCAAACGCTTCCTTTCAACGCTTGGTCAACAGCAACTCCTGGCCAAATTACTTGGGTCTTCCTCAACCAGTCAATCGACATTGACGAACGACGAAACAGAACTCACCCCGAGTGCCGACCAAAGCTAGACCAAGAGCTTTGTGAGGTATGCGGAAAACCGCTACATGAAATTGATGAAGACGAACTGCCACCTGACGTAAGGGAAAAGATTTTCAGACCAGGGTAAATTATGTCCTCTATTCACAACAGAATTGTAACTACCTATTCGGCTAACGCCGGAAATGCCCTTGCAGTTCAGGGGGAAATGACAGGCAGCTTGCTCGGCATGGGCCGTGCCGGTTTAACGTCTGGACAGAATATTGGTATTGCTGAAAGACAATGGCGAGCGTTCGGAACAACGCTTCGCTACGCTATTGCAGGTACAGCTATTTTTGCTGGCCCTGCGATGGTTAGAAACCTAAGCCAATTTCAGCAGCAGCTAGGTCTAATTTCAGCCATTGGATCAGGGCCGGGTGGAATTCCGATTGTTGGCGCTCAGCTTGAGCATCTTGGTACTCAGGCTACAAATGGTGCTGTAAAAGCAATCACACCGATCAATGATTTCAATGACGCTGTAGTTAACTTCCTGTCCACGGTTCAAAATGTTCCAGAAGATCAAATTACACCTATCGTCACTGACATTGCTCAGGCCGCTAGAATTGCTCAGATTCCAGTTGAGGATGCAACTAAGGCATTTACAACTATGAGCGTGGCATTCGGGCGCAAGGTGACAAGGCCAGATGTTCGCAGAACCGCTCAGGAATTTTTCATTCTTACGAAGGAAGCTCCTGGCGGTCGAGCAGCAGGCCCACAGATTATTGGTCAGATCGGGCAGCTTTCTCAGGTCACTCGTTTGGCCGGTGGAAATAGACCTGAATTGTTCGGTCTGCTTCTTTCGGCTTTGCGTTCAGGAATTCCACCTTCACAGGTTGGGCGTGGTCTTCAGTTCCTAATTCAGACTGTTGGACTTCCTGGCCAGCAGACAAAAGAATCGGAACAGGCGCTTGGCAGTGTGGGAATTAGAGCCGGAGCAAGAATGCCATTGATGGAACGGCTTAATAGAATTTTCACTCATGCCCGCAAGCTGAGCGTTACCGGCGATCTGAGCAAGGTTGGAAATTTGAGTGATGAAACTCTGGATGATCTTGACGCTTCAGGCGCAGGATCGTCAAAGGCGATGAAGGACTTGGGAATTACAGGCCCAGGCGCAGTTTTCCTTGGACAGATTTTCCACCGTGTCCATGCGTTGAGAACAGCTATTGCGCTTCTCGGTCAGGTAAACGTTGGTCAGTATCAGAAAGATATTAAGACGATGACTGACGCTGAACAGGGCCACGTTAAGGAAATTGACGATCTGGCTAAGCAGTGGGAGAATTTCAGAAAGGAAGCTCAACTAGCAGAAGCCGGGGTAAAGCTTCAGCGTCTTGGTCTTCAGGTAGCTAGAATCTTCCAGCCTATTTTTAACTTTGGCGCTCGCGGTCTTGGAGGACTTTCAGATACAGCGGGACGGCATCCAGACGCAACGAGAGACGCTGTAATTGGTGCTGCTGGATTGCTCGGTGTAATTGGCGCTAGGAGATTTTTGAAAACTGGTGGACTTGGAATTGGAAGACTATTGGGCCGTGGTGCTGGCGCAGCAGGAGTAGCGGCAGCGGGTGAAAATCTTCTCACTGGTGGAGTTCCAACTGGAAAAGCTAGCGATCCAATTTTTGTTGTAGTTCTTTCTCAGCTTGGCGGTCGTGGTGGAACGCTTCAGTACCCGAGTCCAATTGGCCCGCAGCGAGGCGGCGGTCGAGGAATTAGTCCTTTCTTTGGCGCAGGGCTTTTGAGCGCGGCTAGCGTTGCTGCAATTATGTCTACCCCAGGGGATTCTGGAAATAGAGGGGAAAGTACAAACTGGGTAAAGAAGCATTACCCGACTCTGTTTTCAATGGGCGTTCAGCACATTAACAAGGCTGGTGGATTTGTATTTCGCCAGGGAGTCTCTAATCAGACTAAAGAAATGATCGCCAATCTGCACAGAGAACACGGTACGGGTGTTGTAAATAGAATCTTGCGGGATCGAATGACTAGAATTTACACTAACCAGGGTGGCTCGGTTGCAGGAATGAATGCCAGCCAAATTGCAGTTGCGCTTCAAGGCAGGGTGACTTTGGATATTGATTACAACAATCCTGACGGTTCCCGTAAGACAAAGAAGGTTCACGTTCGCGTAGATAATTGGGATAATGGAAATCGCCCTCAGCATCGTGGCCGACATAAAACGACTAGACGATGACGACTTACAACATTAGACCAGCAACAGCAACAAAGGCTCAGGTATTTCATCAAAACGTTGGGCAAGATCCGGCGAAGTATCTTGTTCCAGATGGAAACCTTTATCACGCTCGACCATCGTTAATCTCAGGCGACAAAATTTATATTTGGCCAGTAGGAACAGAGGGAGTTCGTCAGTCAGGGCAGGCTACGCTCGCAGTGCATCATTATTTCGGTGACGATGATGCGGAAGTACAGATCATTCACCAAGACGAATCTCGCATTGAGCTTAATGGCACTATGCCTGGAATTACATCAGTGGCTAATATGGCCGCGCTCAGGTTGGTTGTGCGAGACTCGCCGCCTGAAGCTGGAAAGATTCTTTTGTTGCCGGGGATCTTTGAACGTGTGCAATATGTTGTTGTTGAAAATTACGATTTTGTCCACGACGCTTCAGATAGAACGCATTCGTTTGACTACACAATTTCATTTGTTAGAACGGGTGTCGGAAAAAGAATTCGTGATCCTCATGGCAAGCCTGCTCCTACAAATCCTGGTGTACGCACAACGCCTAGAGGAAAAGCTGCGCGATGGGTGGGTGCTAAATCCGGCGCTCAGACGTTTAGACAAATTGCAAAGAAGGTTTACGGAAATCAAAACAAGTGGGCGATGTTAGCTAACCTCAATGCTCGTCTTATTGCTGACGCCAAAATGGATTTGATGGATCAGAATATTGCCTACTTCAACATTCCAAATTACAGATGGCCACTCGGTACGCACATTTTCTATTAATGTCATGGCTATTAGAGAAAGACCGGAAAAGAAAGCTAAGGCTCGGGCAAGGCATGAGCGAGTTTCAACTGACTTCAACAAGTGGCTCAAGAAAAATCCTGAAGCGCTTCACGATGAAATTTTCAGGACGTTTGACATTTATTGTGATTCAGCCCTATTGGATGAGAAGGTAAATGGCAAGTCAGGCTAAACAGCTAAATCCTAATAAGTGCCGTGCCGTCATTGCGACGGAATGGGACGAAGGACACAAGTATCGTAGAATTACATTCGATACGATTGAGTCCTACTGGATTGATAGCGCGTTTGATAATGACGCGGATCAATGGGAAATCACTCTTGGTGATCCTGATTTCCAATTGCGCGACTTGCTGAAGCGTGATGCTGAAGTGCGAGTTCAGATTTTTGGTCTTGGAGAATCAGTTGATTACCTGCACACAGGGTTTGCTGATGAAATTAGTTTTACTACTACTGGCGGCTCTTGGTCAATTACTGGACGAGATATGTCTGCTCTCGCAGTTGACTCAACAGCACCGCCAAAGGTTTACAAGCACGTTCGCGCAGCAAATCTCATCGGCAGTATGGCGCGGCATCTAGGAATTGACGGTAAGTTGAATTTGAAAAAGACTCCCGTGTATAAGCGCGAGTACACAGATGGTTCTGAAACGTATTGGGAATTTTGGTACAGGATGTTACGCAAGGATCAAATGTGGCTATGGGCTGGTGCTGACGGATCACTTAATGCTGGTGACTTGAATTACAATGACGCGCCTACTTATTTCTTTGGTGAACCGCCTAGTAATGTCTCTCGTCGTGTGGCTGAGCGTTACATTCCGGTCGAGGAAGGGGATTTCACTAAGAATATTCGTGGCCGTGTGCATGAGGTATGGGTACAGGGCACAAAGGGTGATACAGGATTTGTTGGCAAAGCAAGCGACCCGTCTACAAGGCATTGGGTCAAAAAGAATTTGAAAATTGTTGATGATGCGACAGTGCAGAATCAGAAAGCAGCCGTTCGCCATGCTTGGGAAGAACTGTTTGAAGCTAAGGTAGGTGAGTTAGAATATAAAATTGTAATTGGTGATCCCAAGTTCTTTATTCGGCAGAACAGAATTGCACGATTGAGATTGCCGGGGATCATTGACAAGGAATTCTTTGTGGTGGGTACGAAAGTTCAAGCTGACACTCAGGGATTTATTCAGGAAGTACGGTTGCGCGAAAAACAATTTGCAGCTAGCCGTCGTGTTCCTGACGATCCGAAGCTCGCGTACCCGCCCACGCGCGAGCAGACCAAGAATGTCGGCGTGAATCTCGCCACAGGCAATCAGCAGTGGGGTGACTATTTTGTAGCCGCTGCTAGAGAATTTTGTGGATCTTGGGATTTCAACTTGTTCCTGGCTACGCTGCTTGGTATTTGTGATGTAGAAACTGGGTTCACTAATGAACGCGTACTAACAGGAATTCATAATCACCTAGAGTGGTTCGATTTCAAAGCCAAGAAAGATTTCCCTGACGACCCGATTGTTTCTCACGGACTTACATACGGCGAGTGGAAGCTTGCATTTGAAAATGAAAACCCTGATAGAGCAGTTGGGCCAATGCAGCTTTACACGCTTGCGTATAAACACTGGGCCGATGATTGGTTTAAGCCTAACAATCGGGATCAGTACCGAGGCGGTCGGTGGCATCCTAAATTCAATATTCGCGCAGCAGCTAGAGCGTTTGCAGGTAAGCTTGCAGGTCTTCCGCCAAAGGATGAAAATATTTGGATCGGTGTAAGGGCTTACAATGGTTCAGGGCCAGCGGCAGAGAAATATGCCAAGGACGTAAAAAATAAGGTTTTGAAAACTCCTGGTTATCTTCAGCAGGTACAGTCTGCTTACCAGGCGGCTCAGAAAGTTCGTGACCAAGGAAATGTTGGGCCAGCTATTCAGCAGCCGGTAGGATCAGGGCCACTCGGAAAAGGCTTCGCCTACCAAAAAAATGTAATTGGATACCCCG